AAAATTCATTTATATAATATTAACTAGATAATTTTATATTAACTAAAAATAAATTCTTCAATTAACTCTCAATAATTCCTATAGTTTTCAAATCCCTAATTATTGATTCTTCAGAGTTTGGAATATTAGGAATAAAAAAATGATTTAACCAATTATAAAACCTTTCAAAACACGACATATTATAATAATATTAACCAGAAATTAATTATAAGCTATTTTAACTAGTTATTAACTAAAAATAAAGCATTTAATTAATATAATGCTTAGTTAAAAATTTTTAATTAATAATATCCTTAATAAACTGCTTAATATTCAGTTAAATTCAGTTGATAATTAAATATTAGTTAATAAAACTAATATTTATTTATAATTTATTCTTTTTGTAATCCTTCTAATTGTTTTTGTAAGAACTCTACACTCGAACGATTATTTACTTTTCCACCTAATTTTTTGATTTCACTTCTTAATGAATCTTTTAATGCTTTATCACTTTCAGTAGTAACACCCCCTAAACTTTCATATGTCATTCTTTCTGCTTCTAATTGTGAATTAATACTATTAAATATTTCATCATCTACATCATCCTGTATGTTGTCTTCATTATTTAATTGTCGTCTCATCTCTTGTTTTAACATCACACTTTCAGGCTTCTTTTCTAATGATTTCACTAAAGCGCTTATGTCATCTTGTTTCTTTGTTAATTGTTGTAAGCTTTGTAATAATCCTTTATTTGCTTCTTTCTCAGCTTGACTCGACTGATACATCATAGGATTGTATGATGGTTGAGCGCTTGGAACAGATGCACCACCAGAACCGCCACCACCCGATGATGTCACATTTACATTCACATTCTGTTTCACTGACTTATCTTTTGTTCTCCCTTTTTTCATAGGTTTAGTAGCTTTTGGTTTTCTAGGTTTTCTGACCTTCTTTTTTATTTCACTATTCATATAATAATAATTAGAAATTTTATTTATATTATTTTCATTATTTTTTGAAAGTTTAACTAAAAATTAAGTTTAGTTTTTTTTTATTTTCTAGGTTAAATTATATGTCGGACTATTATAAAGAGTATTATCAAAAAAATAAAGAAAAGATATTATTTAGAGTTAAGAATAATTATGTTAAAAGAAAATTCAATAAGTATGACCAACCAATGAAAGATAAAGATTTTAAGAAAGAAGAGCCAAAGAAAGAAGAAGAATCAGAAAAAATAAAAAAGAACATAACTGTCACTTTTTAGTTTTAAGCAAATAAAAGAAAATAAAGAAAAAATAATAAGTTTTTATTTACCCCGATCATAACTGAAGTTTTTGTAATTATTAATGTTTCAACTACTGAAGTAATATTTAATAGAATCATATTATATTTACTTCTAATTCCCATTTTTTTTAAAATAAAATCATAAAATTTATTTTTAAAATAATCTATTATATTTTCTCGTATTCACAGAATCTTTCTATTAAACCACTCTGACAATGACCCGCAAATATAATTTATCATCGATACTTTTTTAATTCTTTTATTTTCGTGTAAAAAGTCGATGTTACCACTTATAACTTCTTTATTAATATTTGATGCTCCATATGCTTTTTCATATACTTCTAATACTAATAATTTCTTATCAATCTTATCTTTTACATTTTTACTTGGTTTTACTAAATGCTCACATAGAACTGTAACATATAAAAGGTTTTCTAATGAGTCTTTATATTCTCTAAAATTTGGAAGTGCTTGTAATCTAGTTACTATTTTTACTACAATATTATTTTTATCAATGGAACGAGAAAGTCCATTTTTTGGTTGAACGTAAGGACATATAACCGGTTCAGACATAATTATATAACTATATTTAGATATTTTTTTTCATTTATCCAATTCTTGTTATAGAACAATAACCAGTCGCTGAAATTGTTTGACTCCCGCTTGTATTTGCGTATCCATTTAAAAATAGTGATTGTGCTGATGTTGTCGTTTTTGTATAAACTCCGGTTAAAGTTCCTTGATATCTCGTCCCTGCTGACCCCATACTATCATTTATTTCTTCATAATATTCCCATGCCCCATAAGCATTCACTGGCGTTCCTGATGCGCTTGATAAACTTAAACAAAGCGCCTTATTATTTACAGTATCCGATCCACTATTTGTTAATTCAAAACCACAAGTTATTAAATAAACACCGGTATTTGTTCCTAATGCCTGACCTGACCCAACCAGAGTATATGTTCCGGTTGTATCTCCTAATGCGGTCGTCGTAAATGTTTTTTGTATTGTATAACCTAATTGTGTTGGACTCGTTGATGGATATGTTGTTTGATTTATTAAAAAGTTGTTAAGCATATAAAAAGGCATTGATGCCGTTATATTAAAATTATCAAAAGTCATCAAATTTGAACCCCCACTTGTCCTAAAAATAAAATTATCTAGCGTAGTTACTAATTTTAATGTAACCTCATTAGTATTTGTTTGTCCTAAATCTACACCTGAACCACCTGACGCAAAAGACCCATATCTTACAGTATTACCCGCCTGAACTGTGACGTTATTTTGAAAACTTGTCGTCCCTGTATATGTATTTGTTCCTGAATACGTGTTATTTGAACCAATAGTGCCAGTAAAAGTAAGTCCTGCGTCTGACCTTATTTCCAATGCTGAAGTTGTCGCTTTAATAATAGATGTTCCAGCATCTATGCCTAAAAGTGTTAAACCTGCCGATGAAGAACCTTCGCCAATTCTTGCTAAATATCCACCGGTTGCTGTCAATCTCATGTCATCTCCTGTTGTTGTCGTTGATGAGTGAGTTATTCCATTGCCTGCTGTAGTTGATGTAGAAATTGTTGTTGTTAATGAATTAATATTTGTTGTTGTTCCTGTTCCTCCGATAGTCATAGTTTTTGCTGATGTGCCTGTTCCAATATTAATTGCTCCGGTTCTTGTTGCAAAAGTTGCAATATTACATGTTCCGGTTGATTGAGAAGGAACAATTGATATTGGGTCTGATGCTAATCCTGAACCAATATTAGGCGTGTCTATGCTACCTGTATTTGATATTAAACTAGCTTCTAAACTTAAAAAATCAACACTACCATTAAAAGTCTTATCGCCTGTAATGATTTGCGGTGTTCCCGCTAATGTTACATAAGAACCACCCGCTGTTGATATTGCATTATCTAAAGTTGTTTTATTTACAAATTGATTAGCACTAGTAGCGCTTATGGTTGATGTTGGTAGATAACTATTAAAAGTATTTGTGTTACCCGTCCAAGTATTAGCGCTACTTAATAAATTACTTGTTGCGGTTGATATAGCTGTGTCTAATGTATCTTTATTTATAAGCTCATTTCCATAAGTTGCTGTTATAGTTGATGTTGGTAGAAAACTTAAAAAATCAACACTACCATTAAAAGTCTTACCACCTGTGATGGTTTGCGGTGTTCCCGCTAATGTTACATAAGAACCTGATAATGCCGCTATTTCATTATCTAATGTGTTTTTATTTACGAGTTCATCTGGAAGATTTGCCGTGATGTTTGAGGTAGGAAGATTAGTATTAAAAATATTAAATCCTGTAAATACGTTCGTTCCCGCTAGTGAAACGGCTCCCACCGCAGTTATTGCTGTATCAACATATGCAGTTGATGCTATTGAATTATTATTAGTAGATGGTGCAAGTGTAGGCACTGATGAACCTAGATTTACTGTTAAATAATCAGTAATAACTGTATTTGAATTTATACTGTTACCATCTACATTATTTAATCCGTCCAATGTTGGCGCGAAATTATAATTACTCATATAATATAGTTTATATTATATAATTAATTTTAGTTGAAAAATTATTTCATTTTTATACTTCAACAAATGTTAAAACACATACATAACGTAAATTATTATCAATACCCGATCCAACAAAAGTAGTATTAAGTAGTCCATCAATTAAATTTACTGTAACTGATGATAAATTTCTTATGTTTTGGATAAATACAGGCTGGCTTAAATTATCAGTTAAATTAAAATATGTATATGGCGTTGTTTCTAAACTAATTTGAACAGGAACTATAAATGATGGTGTTTTAGCTTGATTATATTGATATGTATTCTGACCTCGTCCAAAATCAATACGAAGAGCATAAATATTGTAGGCTGTAATTCCATTATTTGCCACTGTGTCACCAACGCTTCTGAATGTGCAATACATATAATAAGATTTATCGAAGGCTTGGTCATCAAAAATAATCTTTTTTAAATCTAATATGTAATTTGCGTTGTATTGCACACCAGAATATGAATTTGTATTTCCACTATTTAAAAAGACTTTAAAAGTTCTTTTTACTTCTTTATTTGAAATCATTATATAATTTACTTTAGAAAAAATAAATTATAATATTTTTATTTAATTATTATTTTAAGCAAAATTAACAGCGGGTTCATCCATTGCCGGCTCTGGTGGTTTTATTGCTTGTATCATTGCATTTGATTTGTTTTTGTATGCATTAACAGCGTCCTGTTTAGCACTACCTACTTTTTTAGCAACGTTCCCAACCTGTCTAGCACCTGCACCAATTGCACCGGCGGCGAGACCTAATTCTGGATTGACTGCCATCAAGACAGGAGCTAGAGAGCCTGCAACTCTTCCAACTTTACCCGCAACATCACCAACTACTTTTACTGCTGTGTCAATCCCGCGCCCAACTTTATTAGCGAATTTTTCCGCTGCCCCCCCTTTAGAAAAAGTTTTATCTAAGGTGCCATCTTTTTTAAAAAATTGTTTAGCACCGGCGCCTATTTTATTGAAAAATTGTTTAATACCCATTATATAACTATAATTAGATTTTATTTTATAATATTATTTTACTAATGTTATTTATTTATAATAATATTTCATCCCAGTTATAAAACATTCTTTGCGAATTTGTATTTATATAGATGAAATCGTGGTTTTTTTTATACGTTTTTTGTAAAATTTTGTTAAATGCATTTTTGAACATCTCAACTTGTTCATCAAATATGTTCGACATTTCGGTTTTATTTACTTTGAATACTATTAAATCGGTTAAGGCTTGGCGGGTCTGGGTTGGAATTGACTTATAATTTTGACAGCAAAGCCATATGCATAAGTGGGCATGTCTTCTATTATTTATCATATGTAATAAAAACTTTTCACAATCACCTCTTAAATACTTTTGGACATCATCTAGAATGATTAAAGTTTTAAAACCTTCTTGTGCGTTTTGTTCTGCTAGTTCATATGCTTGATGGAGATTATCAAGATTTAATTCATCATATATTAGTTCTTCTGGTATGTTCTGTCCCCAAAAGTCGCCACGAACAGAGTGACGAGAATTAGGAGGACAAAATAATATGATGTCATGGAATATTTTTTTGAATGCTTCTTTACTTTTTAAAAAACTGATTGTTAAACTACTTTTACCCGATCCAGCTTTTCCTAATAATAATAAACAATGGGGTTTGTTCATTAGTGAAAATACGTCTATCTTCTCTAATTTACTATCCAACATTCCATCAACGTTAAACGATGGTTTATTTAATATAGGTTCTTTATTTTTTTTAAAACTAATCATATAATATAATTTAGAAATAATTAAATTGTTTTTTTTTGAGCACCATATAAAACATAATGTTTTAAATAAATGCTTGAACAGATTTGGAGTTAATATCAACAGCTAAAATAACATCAGACAAGCCCCAAGCTTGGCATATAATAGTAGATGGAACAGCTGTTCCGATATTGAGATTCAAAAAAGGAGGTTGAGCGCGGGTATTTACACCTTGGAATAGGATTCCAGATGATTTTTCTAAATCATAACCACAATAGAAAGATGAAGGGTATTTTGCTAAAATAGTAAAGGCGCCGTCATCACCGGTGGGCATAGTTCTAACACCACTAGTAATAACACAATATCCAGAGTCGGCATTTAAACCAGCAAGGGCGCTAATATTAGTTAAGTATTGGGCTCTGTTAATAGCTGTTCCATAGGCTTTAGTGATTCCTCCGCCTTGCGCCAAACTTTGTATGAGGTAGGGGTAGCCTTCTGATGGACGAGACATGTCATTTATACTTTTATTTGGATAGAACATTCCACCCACTTGGCATTGCCTTGTGTTTAATGAAATATTTAAAGCGTCATAATATCCGTTAGGACTTGAGGCGCTAGCAGTTGCTCCAAAAGTGTGAAAAAGACTTTTTACAGATGTGTTACGAATTTGGAGCAAAAGTTGTTGCGCTCCGCTGGAGGCATTGGGGATGGTTACAGTTGAGTTAGTGTAAGTTTGAGATTTTAAGAACCATTTACCATCTACTAAAGTTTGTTTAAGTAAAGCACCCGCCATATCACCGACATCAATATATTTCATGTTGAGTGTGAAGTCAGCAAGGGTGATAGCACCAATGGTGGGAGTAGTTGCAACGGCTGTGCAATGTGAAACAAGGCACACTAAATTTGCAGTTGTCATCTGTAACTGTAAATTGTTAATGCTTCCTACGGGGAAGAATTTATCTGTGTTAGCTCCGATTACTGAAAGTAAAGGGATGGTGAATGAGTATCTGTAGGTTGTTGATGCAACAGCGCCTAAATCGATACCATTGTTTGAGTTACTATCAGCGCCCATGCATATGCTTATACCACCGTTCCTCTCACTTTGACTTACGGTGTTTTGTAATAAAAAGTTTTGTAATAAACCATATTGATTGACTGTTTCAATTGGGGTGTTGTTAGAATATAGGACGAGTTGGTCGAACCATGAAGCACCAGAACCAATTAAATTGAATACACCACCAGTTACACTCTGTGCAGTTGCACTAGTTGTGTATTGCATAGTAAATGATAAACTAGTGGAGGCGGGGTCTAAAAATACTGAGTCAGACATACCTGATGGGATGGTGAATGAAACAACTTGAGATGAAAAATTACCGAATGCACCGGTGCTATTTGCTACGAATATAGCGTTATTATTTGCTGTTCCTGTTACTGATGTGATACCGTCGGGGGATACATTCACAGAATAAGCGCGGGCTGAATCTGGAAGAGATGGGGGTAGTTTGTAATCTAATGAAGATGGAAGACCTATCGCGGAAGAAGGAAATGACATTTTTATATAATTATAATTAGAATAATTATATAATTTTTCAATATTTAAAAATTTAATTAAAAGAAAAAAACACGCCCTACAGGTTGTGTAGGAACTGGAGCGGGCGGTGCTTGTTGTTGTTGTTGTCTTGGCTTTGATGGTTTTTTATAGATTATCTCTTCTTCTGAATCTGATTCTGGAGCCATCATTATAATTTGTTTCTTTCTTGGCTTCTTCTCTTGTTTAATTATAATTGGTTCTTCTTCTTCAGTATCGTTTTCATCTACATCATATTTCTTTTTTATATTCATTTTTTGTTTTATAATTTTATTAGCTTTTTTTACTGCGTATTTCTCCTCTAATTCTTTATTTTTTACTTTATCTTCCTGCCATTTCTTATTTAGGGCTTCTCTTCCTTTTTTTAATGCATCTAATGTTGCTTGACTAACTACACGCTTTTTTTTAGGTGCTTGTATTTTATTATTGTCTTCTTCTTCATTAATTATGGGTTGGGCTTCTTCTTTGATTTCTACAGGAGGGGTAGGTTCTTTAATTACTTTAGTTTTTTTACTACTCATTATAATAATTTAGAATTTAATAAATTTGAAAAATTGAAAAAAATTTAATAAATTTATCTAAACTATTTATAATATAAAGTTATGGAAAATTCAAAGTTCGAAAATGAAATGAAAAGTCTAATTAAAATAGGGGTTCCTGAGAATATGGCTTATCTTATAGCGTCTCATAAGTTTAATAAAAATAAAGATGAAGTTGATTCTATCGTTGGTGAAATCAAAGAACAGCAAGCAGAGATAGCCGGATTCGTGAAAGAATTTAAACCATTATGTGAAAATTTAAATCTAAATAATAATAATAATGATAAAAACTAAAATTAGAATGTTTAATATAAGTTCAGTAAATGCAAGTAATGGAAGTTTTAAAAGTGTTGTGAATGTTACACTACCTGATATGGCATTTCATCATGAACATATTAATAATATCTATTTAATGATAGACCATTGCGAGGTGCCAAATTCATTCTACATTGTTAATTATACTAATAATGTATTAGTTATTGATAGTATTACATATACTGTGCCCGTTGGTAATTATAATGTAAATTCATTAATAACTGTATTACTTTCTATACTTCCATCTGGTTTTACAATAACATATAATAGTATTACAATTAAATATACGTTTGGCTACACGTCGAGTTTTACAATTAATACAGTAGATTCAACAATTAATAGTGTGATAGGTTTAGGTTCGTCTAATTTAACTGGTTCATCTATTGAACTACCTTATTTAGTAAATTTTCTACCTATTCCTCGTTTATCGTTTCATTCTACTTTTTTGAATACTAATAATTATAGTAGTTCTGATGGTAGCGCGGATGTGTTTCTATGTCTTCAAAATAATGTGGGGCAGTTATCAACGATTAACTATATTAACCAAACACAGACACAATATTTAGTGCAAGAGAAGAGTATCA